CAAGTCTATTTCTCCACTCTTAAATCTATTATAAGCATTAAATATAATTTTTTCCCTTTCGTTTTCAGGCATAAAACCTTTGTCAATTATTTTTTTTATGTTAAACATACACTTTAGTTTAGTAAAGTAATAAAACCCTTTTTACTTTCATATCAATTGTAATAATAATCAGGAGCAAATGTATTCTTCACTCTACTTTCCCCAACTATTACGTCACATCAATTCTCTATATCCTTAGCTTGTATATATTCATCTACTAAGCTATAAGGAGCTTTACTCCCACTCTTTTCTATTTCTTCTATTTTATTTAATAGTTCTTTGCTTTTCATAAAAATTATGCTTTAATAATTATATCAGTTAGAATAGAATTGGTTTTACTATCAAATAAATCCTCTTCAATTATTCTAGCTGGCTCTATTTCTCAATTTAAATTAATATTAACTTCTATTTTATTTAAATTATACCCCTCTTTTTCTAGCTCATCTAAAAAGTCTTTAATTTTTTTTGCTTTCATTTTCTTTTTTTAGCATATAAATTATGTCTTTAAAAGCCACTTCATAGCCTCTTGCATATCACTCATCCTATATTTTATTTTCATCTCTATCGTTACCCGTTGCTCAAATGATGATAAAGAAAGAGTTAACGATAGGGAACCATCATGCGTCCCATATTTTATTCTCCTCGTCTTGCGGGTCTATATTTTCAATTTCTGCCATTATTTCCTCATGTTCTTCCATTATTTCTTCTTTACTTTTTCAGTCTTCATCTACATATTCCCATGCAATCTCCTTTATTATATCTAGTTCAATTGTTTTAACTTTATGTTCTAATTGTTTTATAATGCTCATAATGTTTTTAATTAAATTTATAAAATGTTTGTTTTTCTATTATCTTTTCAGTTATTCTCTGCCGAGAAATGTTAACTTCTTCAATAGATGGCGTATAATCATTATATAACTCTTTTGGTAAATTGTCAAAACTTTTTATGTAATTTGTTATATTAAAGCCACGATTTATACATTCCATATAAAGAGAAATATATCTCTTGTGTAAAAAAGCTAGTTTATTATAAAAGAAAGCTACATGTCAAGTTCACATTACATACCTTTTCGGCACTGATGATAAAGAAAACTTCCCGCTTTTAATTATGTTCGGCACTCTTTTAATTTCTCTATGCTCAGCCAATAAATGTTGATTTGTTAAATGTTCAACAGGTATTAAGTTAATTCTAGTCATAATTATACACTAATCTCTTCTATATAATCCACTTTTACCTTCAACATCGAATTCACTATAATCATACTTTAAATCCCTTGCAATTGCATTATAATCAATATAATTTTGTATTTGTTCTGGTATATCTCAAAATATACCTTCTTCAACGAAATTTTCAGCTAAATCTTTATACTCCATATTTTCATATACTTGAACATCTTCGTAATTATCTAAAGCATATTGTAATTCGTCCATTTCTTCGTGTAATAATATATTAACTTGTAAAATTTCAAATTCGTTTAATCCTTCTATTGTTTCAATTTGTTCTTCTGTTGCTATTCATTCAGCAATATAATTTTCTAATGTTTTCATAATTGTTTTAATTATTTATTAAGAGATTTTCGCTTGTGAGCGATAAACCTATAGCTAATAAGCTATTATATGTTAACTAGTCCTAATTGGCTTATACCATAAGCTCAGTTAACATATAACAACCTTTTAGTTGTTAAACTTAGTCTACTTTAAAGCAGTTTTGTTTTATAGTAGTTCACCCATTACATCTACTCTTTTGTTTTAGTTTCTGTTTATGTTGTTTAGTTTCTCAACTAAACCCATTGTATTTGTATTTTCTATTTTGTCAAAAGTTTTTTTCTTTTTTCACTTAGCCGTTTTGCCGTAAATTCGAACATTTCAGCCACTATTACACAAGATTTCTAGGTTTATTTACTTAGGCTTATATGTGAAGCCTTTCTTGTAAAAAGTTCTAGCACCTAAGAACTATTATAAGTATAATAATAATTCTCAGCAAGTCAAAACTTTTTTAGTAACTTATAATAAAAGTGTTTTCGTCCACCTCTATTAATATATTATCGTCTTCTATTTCTTCAAAAATAGCTTTCTCTTTTTCTTCTTCGTTTTCGTAGTCTTCTTCATCTATTAAGTAACTATATTCTTCTAGTAATTCTTCTTTTGTTATCTCTGAAAATTCGCACCTTAAAGCAACTGGGTCAAATGCTATATCTTCTCCTGTTTGGTCTAAATAGTCATATAAGGCTATTGCTCCATTGTACGTAAACCCATTGTCTTTATTTTTACTTAATTCATAAGCAAATGTATTTTCGTTAATTTCTTTATATATCATTTTATTTATAGTTATTTATTAATATTGTATACTAAGTATACTCTTTTATTTTTATAAGTCAAGAAAAAAATATTTTTTCTTTTACATTTTTTTAAATTGTCATATAACTTACATATAATATACAAGATAAGCTTGTTATTAATATTAATGTAAATGTATTTTGTAAAAGGGTTTTAAATTTCCCTTTTAAAGCTTTTGTTTTTCTTTTATGCATGTATAATATAATTATTTATTAATATTAGTCAAAACTTTTTTATTATTTATTATAATTATTAGACGAGAAAACATTTATAATGTTTTTTCTCTTTTTAATAAAATATATTTTAACTTGCTTATAATTATAAGAAAAATTTATATCATTGCAAACTTTTTTTATAGCTTGTCTATTATTTACTTATATGGTTGGCTTTAAATAGCTAATAAGTAGGTATAAGTTTTTATCATTATTAATTTAGTGATGTTTTATTTATATACGATAGTAAGGTATTTTGTATAAAATTTTAGAACAATTTGATTATAATCACTTTAATCAAGTAAAGCAGATGTGTTTTTATGTATTAATTTTTGCAACTCAGTTGCATTTTATGTATATTTTTTAAAGCAAATATGTTGGAAATGTAGTGTTTTATACTCCTCCTCTCCCTAAAAAACTTCTCAAAACTTACTAAATACATAACATTGCACACAATAGCAACCTATTGGCCATATAAAGAGAAAAATGAATGTTTTAAGCTTTTCGCAGAAGTAAAACGATATAGTGTTAAGAGTGATAGTGCTTTAAATTGTAAGTGATAGCATTATACAGCGAGTTGTGATTGATAGGACATGATAACAAGGGGTGGGGGTTGACCCCGGGTATGCTGGAAAATTTAGGAGTGGATGTAGATGTAGATAGTCAAATTCTCAATAAAATTAAAAAATTAAAGAAATCATTAAATTCTCAATCATTACCAATTTAGTATCTTTTTAAAAAAAGCATACATTAACAGGCTATTAATAGCATAACAAAGACAATCTAAGGGGGGTGTATGAAAAAACACTATACCCCCTATTATTTTCCCAACGGTCTTAAGCCATTTCTGAGGGGTATTTTTGAAAAATATTGGCTTAACAAAAGCATTCTATGGGGGGGTGTATGAAAAAACACTACACAATAATATATATATATATATAAAATAAATCAATAAAAAAAACAATAAATTGTTTCTTTATTAAAAAACAAAAAAACATAAAGAATATAAAAATAGTTTTCCTCTTATATGGAAAAAGTTAAAAACATATGGCTCACGTTGTTCGCCGGTTCGTTATAAACTTACTATTCGTTTTAAACTTACAACAAATGTATATATATTTTCTTCCTATTTGGAACAATATAAAATATATGGGTTCACCTACGCGATTAATTTTGCTCTTAAACACTATTTATTTAAGTTTTAAGGATGGTTTAGTGTTAAATGTATATGAATGTAGCTTAACGCATATAAGATGTGCTTAAAACGCAAAATATTAAGTGTATCCACCTACACATACATTGTTTGACTTTATTTTTAGTATAGATATAATTGTTTTGTTACTAATTTAAAAACAATAAATGAACTTAGAGCAATTAAAAAGCATAAACCTAGACAACCTCACTTTAGATGAGAGAGTGAAGGTTCAAGAGTTGATTAAAGAGCTGACAATTAGAAAAATTGAATATTGATTACTAGATTTTAAACCACTAGAACATCAAGAAACAGTTATAAATGCTGTAGCTGAAACCAAGGAAAATACAAATTTACCTGTATACAAATTTCTATTGTTTCAATGATGAAACTGAAGCTGAAAGTCTGTAACTGGTGTATATATAGCTATATTAAAAGCATTAGGTAAAGATGTTCATAAATATTGACTTCCATACATATGAGAAGCTAAACAAATAATTGTAGTATCAAAAACAGGTAGTTCAATTAAGCAAAATTTAATGCCATATTTTATAGAAGAGTGCACAGACAAGCACCCAACTAAAATTCCAAAAGAAATGATTAAAGGTAAGCCTGAGATAGATAAGTGAATTCTAAAGAAAATAACATTAAAAAATGGGTGTGTTATTCAATTCGTTACTAATGATATGGGGTTTGAAAGACTTGAAGGTTCTAATCCTGATTTTATTTTAGCGGATGAATTTCCTGATAATAGCGTTTTCTACACACTACTTAGATGAACAAGATGAAAGACTACACAATTTCTTATTACAGCAACTCCTAATGCCTGAATTAAGAATGCTGCATATGACTACTTCTATGAGCAAGAAGATGAAAAGGTGAAGGATATGTCTTTCACCATTAGAGTTGATAGTAGAAAGAATACATATGCCGACCATACTTGGTTAGAAGGGTTGCCAGAGAACATCAAGAAGGCTAAAGCTGAATGATTATTTGTTCCAGCTTCTGGTCTTGTGTATCCAGAATTTAGAAATGATGAACACATTATACCTTTCTTCAATCCAAAAACATTATGAAGTGACACTAAATTTTATTGAGCCGTCGATTTCGGTTTTGTCCATCCAATGGCTTTCTTATTTATAGCTGTTGATGCAGATAATCATGTATATGTGTTTGATATGATTTATAAGAGTAATATGCTTATAAAAGAACTAGCTGACAGAATACAGGAAAAGGTGTTAGCCTATTGAATTAGTTTTGACTATATAGTTGCTGATAGTGCTGGTAGACTTGAAAGGGAAGAGTTAAAAGCTTATTGATTTCCTACAATAAGTGCTGATAAAAAAAGTATTGGTGAAAACGAACATTCAAATAGAAGTACATGAGTTAATAGAATTAATACTTTACTAAAAGAAGGCTTTATTTATATAAGTGACAAGTGCAAAGACCTTGCAAACGAATTTAATACACATAGATTTTTAGACAACTGAAAAGATGATGTATTAAAAGAGGGGGATGATGCACTTGATGCCCGAAGAAAGCATTACGTTACTTTATATTCAACTACTCTAAAAATGATGAGAGTAGAAAGCTTAAAAAAGTTAAAGATAAACTTACCTGAGCTAAAAAGAAACCTACAAGATATTAATAACAAACTACATCTATTAATAGGCTATAACCTATAAATTATAAATTTGACATTTTATTTAGTATGAATATTATTGAGTTGTAAGTCGATTTGACTATAAAATATAATTTGTGCATCAACCCAAATGAAATACAAAATAGAAAATTTAAAATGAAAACAATTTTGAAAGCTAACTATTGTAAGTGAAGCTGAATGAAAAAGAACTCCAAATTGAAGTACTAAAAGATATGTCAATGTAACCTGTGAATGTTGATGAGAAAAAATATTACAATTACAAAAAGTTGTAAAAATGGAAACAACAAATTGTTGATGTAAAAAATTTATACCAAAAAATAGAAGAGAAGATATTTATTGAAAAAAATACAATAGATTAACAATAATTGAAGACGATTGTTATAAAAACAATAAAAGATATGTAAAAGTTAAGTGTGATTGCTGAACAAATAAAACTATAGAGCTTTATAGTGTAACATCATGAAATGTAAAAAGTTGCTGATGTTTACAAAAGGAAAGCATAAAAAGAGCAAAACATATAAGAGATAGAGTTAGGATTACTTCTGCAAAAAGAAGAGCGCTAAAGAAAAGCACAGAAGATTGAACTGTAACTGAAAAAGCTATAAATGAATTAATTTTTATGCAAAGTAATAAATGTAATGAGTGTTCAAAAGATTTAATAGATTATCATATAGACCATATAGTGCCTCTAATTAAATGATGAGAACATTCTATATATAATTGTCAAATATTATGTCCAACTTGCAATATGCAAAAAAGTGATAAATTATAACTTGATGCTCTACGTTACTTTATATTCAACTACTCTAAAAATGATGAGAGTAGAAAGCTTAAAAAAGCTAAGAATAAACTTACATGAGCTAGAAAGAAGCCTAAAAGATATTAATACTTAAATGAAGGTATTAGCCCACATTTTACACATTTGACTTTACATTTAGTATAAGTAGAATGGATATGTTATTATTTGATTATAAATTTTAATGGCTAAAGAAAAAACAACAACTAGCAGCCATTGGACTGAAGACAGATTGGACCAACTTACTACACTCAAGAACCAATATGAATTACAGACTAAAGCAGCTGATTGGAAAGTGAAAGCCAATATGAAAGAAGTTAATGCTCCATGAGACAATGATTTTAGAACACAGATAAGTATGGTAGTGAAGATGCAGAAAGATGCTGAGTTTGCTTCATCAATTCCTGAGTTCACATTTATGCCTGAAAATGATGATGGTAGAAAGAATAGAAGAGTTGTTAAGCACGCATGGGACTATTGGTGGATTAAAAGTAACACTGATAAACATATTGCAAATGTTGTATCAAGTGCAACAACATATTGAACTTGAATATTGTATGAATGAATTAAACACATTTATAAAACAATAAACACTCCATATTTTGAATGAGAAACTCTTAAATTTAAGAAAGAACGTAAACTTATATACTCAGGTATTTATTCAGAGGTTATACCTTTTGAAAACTTCTTTATAAATTGAACTGATATTGATAATAGTACAGAAGCTATTGTTATAACATATTACGACAAAGAAGCTTACATTGCTGAAAAAGAAGAAGACTGAATATATAAGAATGTAAACAAACTTAGAAAAACAACTAAACAATATTTAAGGAATTGAAACACATCATGAGAAGATGTTAATACATGAACTGATGATGACAGAACAATAACTGAGTTACGTTATTACAATGCACCTGAAGATAGGTATGTAGTAGTAGCTAACTGAATTGAAATATTGGATAGTCACATTCCATATACGCATAAAGAACTTCCTTTTTGTCTATTCTTAGATAATAAAGCTGAAGATAGAATATGGGGTATTGGTGAACTTGAATTATTAGAACAAGATGAGAGATATAAGAATGAGCTTAGAACATTATTAGTTCAAGGTATAAAAGCTTCAATAGGTTTTATAATGAAAGATAGAGAAACAGACATTGAAGAAGAAACTCTTTATTTCTGAATTGGTGAAGTGTTTGAGACGTCTGACTTGAAAGGACTTCAACATTTTACAGTTAATGCTCCTATTAATGCAATTAGTGAAGCTGAAAGAAAGGTTGATAATGATATCATTATTAAAAGTGGCGTTGATATATATAGTTTACAAACTACTCCTGAAACAGCAACTAAAACTGCATGAAAAACACTTTCTGGTAAAAAGAGAATTAATAAAAACATTAAAGATAATGCTTATGATTTCTACAGAAGGTTAGCATTTCTAAGAATGAAAAACATTCAATTCATTCATTCAATTAAAGTGAGGGAAGTGCCGATTAAGGGATGAAGTATTCTGAATGATTGAACGTTCCAAAAAGATGAAAGTGGTGCATATGGTAAATGACTTATATGAGAAGCTTTTATTAAATGAGACTTCTTAGTTACACCAATTATAGAAACTATGCTTGGTAATAATAAACAAAGAAGACTTGATAATGCTTCATTATATGCTAAAACAGTTTGAAACATTGCCGACGAGACAGGTAAGCCAGTTATTAAATGAAATGCACTTGCTGAATTACTTACAGAAGAATTTGGTTACGACTTTGATAAGATGAGCCAAAATGATGGTGTTAGTAAATCTGGTGAAGATGTATTAAATGAAATTGATAAACTTGATAACTGAGTTAGTATGGATAGTACAAATCCTGCATCTCCAGACTTTATACCACCTGAACAAAGAAGTGGTGCTAAACAACAAGTTGCTTGAATTAGCTGACAAGCAAAACTTACTGCTGATGAAATAATTGCTGATAATCAATAAGAAGTATGAGCGAAGAAAAAGATACAAGACAAAAAAGAAATTATTGAAAATGGAAGCCTTGACAAGTAACTGATACTTGAAAATGAAGAAAGAAGCCTGGGAGACCAATATGAGCTACAGGTCTTTCTGAAACATCAGTTAAGCTTGAAGTTGGTAAAATAGTTAATTGGATGACATTTGGTAAAAGCATTATTGAATGAGAAAAAAATAAAAAAGAGTGAGTTACACCAAATGTTCCATTAACTGTTAATCAAGCTTGTGATGAATATTGAATTGCTCCTATAACATTTTGGTCACATTTAAAAAAGTTTCCAGAAGCAAAAGAATTATATAAGCAATTAAAAGAAGATAGAAGAGAATATCTTAAAGAACTATCTGAAACTAATATACAGAAATGATTGTCCGGCGAGTTAGGTTTAAGTTGAAAAGATTTAATGGACGCATCATTTAAGATGTTAGAAAAAACAGATAAAACCTATCAACCTAAAGTTGAAATTGAAAATAAATCAATTTGAATTAATATCAATAAGAGCACAGAAGATATTATGCAAGAATTACAAGACTTATTATGAAAATAACAAAAGACCAAGAAAATTTTTCTTCCTATATGGATATACAAGTTTCAGATGAAAGTAGACAATTACTTTCTGAATTTTCTAAAAAACATCCAAATATAAAAGAAGAACTTTTCCATAAAACAAAAAATGTTATGATGGCAACCATTTATAACGAAAAACAAACTAGAGAATATATAAATTGAGTTATTGACACTCTTAAATTTATGTCAAAATATTTTTAATATATAATTAAACACATATGACTATTGAAGCAGGCTGAGTTAAAGACGAAGAACTTCAAAAAGGCGTTGATAACGCTTCCCTTAATCCTGAAGAAAAAGGACAAGAAGGTAAAACATATTCTGAAGAAGAATATAAAAATGCCCAAGCATTTGGAACTAAAGCTCAACAAGAGAGAATTAAACTTGCTGAAAAATTAGTTGCAAAAGACCCAAAAGAGCTTGAGCTTATGGATGATATAGCTTTACAAAATAAAGTTATAAACAATCTATATGGTGCGAGTGATTTAGATGAACTTAAAATTTTAAAACCAGAATTATTTTCTGACGCACAAGAAAGTAATGAAGGTGAAGATGATGAGTTAGCTGAATTACAAAAGAAAGTTAAAATTATGGAATATAAGGCTACACAATGAATTGTAAATAATGAAATTGAAAGCATAACTAAAGAAAACAAAGATTTAGTTGATACAATTCCTGATTTTGATGCAAAAATTAAAGAAGAGTTAAAATATATTTCTTCTGAAATTAGTCCTAAAGAAAGAGTGCAAAGAGCGTTTAGATTAGTAGCATGAAGTAATAATACTAATGACGCATATTTAGCATTACAAGGAAAAACAACTAAAAAAGATAAAAAATCAGAAGCAGACAAAACTCCTGCTAAGGAAAGTTTATCTTCTGAAATAAAAGAACTATTAAAGTTCTAATTTTATATACTTAAAAATAACCAAAAATGGCTAGATTATATAAAGTAGGTAGAGAGTTATGAGGTGCTGAAGTTGGTACTAACTCTGTTGCTTTCTCATCTAAAGACCTAGTTGCTATTAAATCTGGATTTTTAGATAAAGCTACTACTGGTGATAAAATTGAAGGTGTTTGTAAAGAAACAATTACTATGGACAGCGACAATCAAACTGTTGCTAAAACAAAAGTTAACTTCTTAAAAGTTGATGATTACACTGAAATTGAAGCTGATATTGTTTGAGGTACAATAACTCAAGCTAACGTTTGAAGTACTTTTGATATTGATGCTAATCAAGATGTTGATGTTACATTAGGAACTCCATCTCAATTAAGACTTATTAGAGTTATTAACTCAACTAAATGAGTATTCCAAAGAGCTAAATAAGCTTAACTGCGTAAGCTTTTGCTTCGCAATGTTCTGTGGACAAGGATAGCGGTATATCCACGTTAATCACAACCGCACATTATATTAAAATTTAATTTAGATAAAAATGGCCAATCTTACATTAGACCAATTTTATTCAGCTAATGAAACTGCTGAATTAGTAGGTACTAGATTACTAGAATTATTTGAAGAATTAGAATTAAATCCAGTTATTAAAGAAGATGTTGCTGGAAAAATTGGTTTCGAAGATAAAGTTGTATATGATAAAAAAGGTTACTGGACAACAGTTCTTGGTGTTGATGAAGCTCCAATCGTTGATGAGTTTGATACATTTGTTATCCAAGACAAAGAATATGGTCCAGATAAATCATATGCTTTAAATAGATATTTCTTAGGGGAAGGTTTCTCTTCTACTGCGGAATTATGGATGCAAAAACATCAAAAATCTACTACTCTTGAAAAAGATATTAAAAAGGATATTGCTGAAATTGGTGGTAGCTTAAGAAGACAACATGCTTCTATTATGATTGCAAAAAATAACTTAATGACAAAAATCTTAACTAAAGGTTTTTCAATTTCTGCTTCTAATGGACCTGGTTCTGCCTCTCCATATGGACAACCATTATTTTCTGCATCACATCCAATTGGTTCTACTGGTGAAACACAATCTAACTTAGCTTCTGGTGCATTATCTGTAGATACATTAAAAGATGCTGTAGATAAACTTAGAAACATGAAAGATGGTAAAGGTAACTTCTTAGAAGGCGCTACTGCTTACAAATTAATTGTTTCTCCTAGATTAGAAAGAACTGCTATCGAAATCTTAAGTGGTGAGAATGGATTTTCTCCATATAACTACTCTGGTGCTGAAGCTACTAATAACAACTTTACAAACTTCTTTATTTCTGAAGATGGGTTTAAAGTTCAATTAGTTGTATTAAATACAATTGGTCAACCTGATGCAATTGAAGGAGGTACTATTGGTAACGATGCTATGTGGTTCTTAATTAATCCAGAAGTTGTTGCATTAAGAGGTGCATTCAGAAAAATGAATGAAGTTGAACAAGTTGGTATGTATAAAGATGAAGCTAAAAATGCTACATTCTTTAAAATAGAAACTTGGTTCGGTGCTGAATTTGTTTACCCAGAATGTATCGTTGGTTACGACTGAGTATCTTAATAAATAGGTTAACTTAACCTTTTAAAAGAAGAAGGAATTTAACCTCCTTCTTTTTTTTATATTATAATTAAGGAAAAAATGAACATACATGAAATGAAGGCTAACGCTGTAACACAATTATACAATGAAAGAAAAGAAGAACAAGTTAGAAAGATTAATAAAGAATTAAAAACGCTTTCTACAACTGACTTAAATGATGTAAAATGATTATGACCAGCTACGCTTAAAACTCTTATAGAAGGGTGAATAACAACAAAAGAAGACCTAAAAGAGACATGAATTGATAAAATTAAATCAATTGTAACAAATCCAATGTCACTAAAAGGTATAATTAATTTTTTAAAAAACTAGAAAATGGCAAATTGAATTTATGTTTGACCATGAACTGGTCTTAAAATAGATGATAACTCATCTTCTTGAACTTCAGTTTATTCTAGTTCAAAGATTGAAGAAGAGTTATTAAAAAAACTAGATGATGTAAATTGAGTTGAAGATAATATAGTTCTGTTTGATACCAATTGAATTAAGGATAGTGGTAGAAAAGTTGGTGAATTCGCTCCTGCTTGACATCAACATAATGCAGCTAATATTAATGTTGACACAACTAACTTTGGTTGATTTTTAAATGATACAGTTACTAATTTCCAACTACTTGCAGATTACATTGACGATAATTGAAATACAGCAACATGAATGCTTGTAAACACTACAAACTTTGATTGAATTTTATCTGCTGCAGATAACACTGTTCAAAAAGCATTAGATACAATTGATGATGCTAGTTTATGAGATATGCTTAAAGCTGTTTATGACCCTGCTTGATGAAATAAACAAGTTGCTTTTGATGATGAGAAACAAGATATATTAGCTGAATGAGCTTTTGTCGACTGAGATAAAACAAAATTAGACTGAATTGAGGCTTGAGCTAAAGGTTGAGATGTAGTATGACCAGCTTCTGCAGTAGATGAAAACATAGCAGTTTTTGATACTACTACTTGAAAACTTATTAAAGATTGAGGTAAAAAAGTTTCAGATTTAGCTCTTTTAGATTGAGCAACTTTCACAGGACAAGTAAACACTCCTAGTATTGCTGTTTGAGATAGTACAACACTTTCTGCTTCTGTAAATGGTAATGTTTCAACTGCAAAAGCTTGAATATGGGTTGATGACTGAGGATTTTCAAATCCTGTTATTTGATACTGAAAAGCAGAAGATACAGTTGCTTGAGCTTGAGTAGCACAATTCTCAGCAAGAAGTAGATGAACATTAGCTTCTCCTACAATAGTACAAGATTGAGATGTATTAGCTTCTAATATTGCTTGTTGATTTGACTGAACAGATTTTGCAATTTCTTCAAGAATAGACCACGAAGTTGATTGAACACCTTGAACTGATGATATGCCTTGAGCTATTTCTTTTAAAGTAAGTCCTGATTGAAGTCAAATTCCTGCTGAAGCTATGAGAATTAGTCAAGATAAAAATGTAACAATGGAATGAGATTTAGATGTTACTTGAGATATTTCAGCTAATAATCTTTCTTGAACTAACACTTGAGACCAAGACCTTTCTTGACTAGCTTTAAAAACTAATGTACTAGAATTAGATAATACTACACCATTTACACCTGATGCAGACTATGAACCTGCTACAAAGAAATATGTAGACGATAATGCTTGAGGATGAGGTTGAAGTGTAACTACTTTATGGGGGACTACAATATATTGAAATTTACCTGATACTGAACAAGTTATAGCTAGCTATTATGCTACGCAAGACTGAACAACTACAAATTTTACTTACGATGCAGATATTATTTCTACTTGAAGTGATGCAACAATAGTAGTAAAAAAGGATGGTGTTAGTATTTGAACAATTACAATAACAAATTGAACTTCTACTTGAACCTTAACAGTTAGTAGTACTTTTGTAAGATGAAATAAATTTACTTTTCATTGAACTTGATGAAGTTCTGTGGCTGGCGGAAATTATACACTTTGAATGAATATTACTTCTTAATATATAAAATATGCCTATACAAGATACTTTATGATATACAACCATTCCTACTAACTGACTTGTAGCATCTTACGACTTAGATTGAGATGCTCTTGATAGTAGTGGTAATTGAAACAATGGTAGTGCAACTAATGTAACATATGTTTTAGCAGAAAAAGGTTATGTAAGCGAAGTGGGGAGTTTTAATGGGAGTAGTAGTAAAGTTGAAACAAGTGTTCAAATATGAACTTGATATACTGTTTCATATTTTTGATATATTGATAAAACATTATGAGTTAATCAATCTTTAATAGCTGATGTAGATAAGAGTACAACTAATAATATGTTATGATTATATTATAATGATGCAACTGAAACTATTGACCAATTTTTATTTTCTCCTACTGAAACATTTGAAGTAATACAATCTATATCTATTTCATCTTCTGGTTGGTATCATATAGTTGGTTATTTTGAAAACTGAAATTGGAAATTATCAGTTAATCTACAAGAAGTTACATCAACAACTTCATACACTTTACCAACTTGATTAGATTGAATAGCATTTTGAGCTTTAGTTGATAGTACTCCTTGATACTTTCAATGAAAAATATGATTAGTTCGTATTTATAGTAGAGAGTTAAGTTTATCTGAAATAAACAACCTTTACCAAGAAGGTCTAAGAAAACTATGACCATCAAATGCAAGATTATCTTGAGATTTTCCTCATTATTCACTTCCTAATTTGGAAGAATGAAAAGTATTAGAATATAGTAAATCACAAAGTTGATGAGTATATTATGACCAAACTTGAAATTGAAATAATTGAACAGCTACAAATGTTATAGATAGCACTAATGGTTTATATAATGTAATGAGTTTTAATGGGAGTAGTAGTGAAATAACAAAAACAAGTTTTCCTTGAGCTTCTACAAGTGCTACTTCTATTAGTATGCGGATTAAATTTGATACACTTCCCTGAAATAATAGCACTTGATTTTTTCAATATTGAATAGTTGGTACAACTAGAAATAATCATAGGTTGATTTATGTTTCAGGTAATCTTCTTTGGCAAACTAGAACTGCCCTCGCTGATTATAGATATTATGAGGTTATTAATTCTCCATCAATTTGAGAATTATATCACATAACACTTACTTGGGATTGAACTACCAAAAAAACCTATATAAATTGAATAGAAAATACTAATTTAGCATTTAGTTGATGAAGTGATACAGATTTTAATAACATAAATAATAATCAGGATTTATATTTTTGAAAAAATGTATCTTCTTGAACAAGTTATTATTTTGATTGACAAATATCACAACCAATAATATACAACAGAGCCTTATCAGCTAGAGAAATAAAACAACTATATTATTCTAACTTTATCCCTAACTAAAACACATTATGACAAATATAAAGAAGCTTTATGGTTTTTATAGAAAAGAAAGAATTGCTGGGAGCAAGAAACTAGATTGAGTTAGCTTAAACTGAGGTTATAGCCTTAGTTTCTATGCTAATGGACAATATTCAGATTATGTTGAAGCTGGTTTAATATCAATTAAAGACTTAGATATACCTACAGACAGGTACACTAAAGAAGTGGTACCTTGAATAAAAGACCTTAGAGAATTTGTTTATATGGAATATAATGCAGATGTAATTGAATTAGAGCTTGCTACAACTATTATTAATAAAATAGGTGCTAGATTTGACTTAGAATTACTAGATGCTACACAAGCTAAAGAGTTTATTAGAACTCATACTAATTTAGTTGAAGAAAGTGAAGGGAGGTTTTTAATACAAGAAGCACAAGAAGATGATTTAGAAACAAACGAAGCTAAATATTTGATAATTGAATAACCATGTCTTGAGCGTATAAAACAAATTGATGTTGACCACAAAAAGCTATAAAAATATTGTGAAGAGAAATTAAACCTCCTCACCGTATATTTTTTAAGGCTTCTTGTGATAAGCATGACGAATTATATTGAAAAGGAGGAAAAGAAATTGACAGAGAAATGGCCGACAGACTATTTCTATATTATATGGTAGAAGACGTTAAAAGGCTACCTATATACAAACGTCCATACTATTATATATGGGCTAAAATATATTACTTTGCTGTAAGACTAGGAGGAAAGTCCAGCTTTAATTATAAATAGAAAAATGAGTTTAAATTGAATAGCTACCACTTGCTATTGATATATAGAAGCTATCTTTTGAAACTTTTTACCAAAAGCTATTCTTGCTTTGGTTACATCATTCATTTCTTATATATATGCACCTAATGCTTTATATATAAATGCTATAATGTTAATATATTTAATAGACTTGATACTATGAATTATAAAAGCTATTAAATATGGAATTTGGAGTTCATCTGCTTTTATTAGATGAGCTTTCAAAATTATAGTATATTGAATATTAATATCATTATGATTTTTTATAGACCTAGTATTACACACTTGATGATTAGTGCTTTGAAGTATTATGGTATTTATAGTATTAACAGATGCGTGAAGTATATTAGAAAATATAGAAGAAATATGATATCCTGTACCAGAAGCATTGAAGCAATTATTAAAAGTTCATAAAGATAAGTTCTTTTATGAAAAAATAAAAAACTATACTTGATTTGATATTAAAAATAGATTTGAAAATGATTTAAAACAAATGACTGATATTTATATTCCCCTAATAAAGGATAAAAGTGTTAGAAAAATGTTTGAAGTGAAAATTAGACATCTTATAACATTAATACTTGATATTGATAGAGACAATATTGATAATTGTAAAGTTTTTAAAGTGAAGTTGGGTTTAATGCTTAATGTAACTTGACAATCAATAGAAAGTGATTTAAGAAAAAGATGATTTAAAAATACAGAAATAAAACCTTTCCTTGATAGACATAATAAAAGAGTTGATGAATTATTAGAAGAAATAAAACATATAACTAATGATTATACAGAATGTTCTACTGAACAGGAAAGAAAACAAAGAAAGGATAATATATTGCAAGCAATTATTAGAATTGTTTATAAGTGAATTAGTGATAACATTAATGCAAAATAAATATGAAAGAATTAAAAAATGCTTTAAGAATATTCCTAAAAAAAATAGTTTCAATATTTTCTAAAAAAATTAGAGATGAAATTGAACAAGAATTTTGAGGAGGACTTATTTGAATTTGAGAAACTGGTGACGATTATATTTTTTGAGCATCAATTAGTACAGCTGAAGCTGAATTAAGAAGAAGAGGGCAAATTAATAGACAAGTGAAATACGAATACAATCAATGAGCTCAATATGAAACTAGAAACTGGTGTACGGTTTATAGTGCTGTAACAGAAGTGAGTTGGTTAATGGATTATGAATATAGCTTAGATGAAATATTAGTTATTGGTAGAAAGATGATTAAAGATGGTAAATTAAATCCAGATAAATGAGCATATTTACATGATGCAATTGATTATGTTCGTAAGGATTGGAATGAGAGAATGGATAAGAAGATAGTTAGTTATAGAATTGATTATTCAGATAAGGAGTTAAGATATT